TAAGATTGGTTCTGCATTTGGCAGACTGCAAGCAGAGATGGTTCAACCTGTACTTCAGCGTGTGGTTTACCTACTTACCAAACAGGGCAGGATAGAAATCCCAACTGTTAATGGTAGAGAAGTTAAGGTAAAGAGTGTTTCTCCTCTGGCACAGGCACAGTCTAATCAAGACATTGTTTCCCTAGATAGATTTCTTGAAATGGTCTCTGGCCGTTTTGGTCCCGAGGTAGTTAATCTCCTTGTATCCTCCGAGGAAACAGCGATCTATCTAGCCAAGAAATTTGGTGTGCCAGACCACTTAATACGTGACGTAGGCGAACGACAACAGATGGTTCAGATGGCTCAACAAATGCAACAACAAACAGGAATAGACCCGAATGCAAACCCAAACATCCAAGCACTTGGGGGTTGACGGATACCCTCGTTCCAAAGAACAAGACGAAAAGATTTCCCTAGATTTAGCCAGTACATTCAATTCTCCCAGTGGACTGGCTACTATGCAATATCTCAAGTCCATAACTATAGAAGCGATAACAGGGGCCAACATATCGGCTGACGAGTTACGGCATCTTGAAGGACAGAGATACTTAGTGGCGTTAATTGCCAAACGTGTTCAACATGCAGAGAGGATAAACCATGGAAGAAACATTACTACAGACACCAAGTGAAACACCAACCGAAGCACCTGTAACCGAAGCACCCGTCGCTGAGGCACGACCTGAATGGTTGCCAGAGAAGTTTGCTGATCCTGCCGATATGGCTAAAGCCTATGGTGAACTTGAGGGCAAACTAGGTAAGGGCGAAGAAGAATTACGAACTAAACTTATGGAAGAGATGGAGACGGAAGCGTTTGCAGAACGACCTGCCTCTGTTGGTGAGTACGTTTTGCCTGATACATTAGATGAAGCTGAGGCTGTTGATAATCAATTACTTGATTGGTGGTCTAACTATTCATGGAATAACGGATTAAGCCAAGATGAATTTGCTGAGGGTATTCAAAAATACGCTGAAGCTGTTATGGGTAAACAACCTGATCTTGATGCTGTGAAGAAAGACTTAGGTGATAACTCAGGGGCAAGAGTGGAAGCTGTGCAGTTATGGATGAATAAATTCTTTCCTGATCAAGCTATGCAACAAGCCGTTGCTGAACTTGGTTCTTCATCTGCAGGGATCAAAGCCTTAGAGCATATCATTGAACAAACCAAATCATCTTCTATTGCTCCGACATCTGTAGCAGGACAACTAACCCAAGCTGACATTGAGGCTAAGATGAAAGACCCTCGATACTGGCAACAGGGCAGACGTGACAATGCATTTATTCAGGAGGTTAATAGTGACTGGCAACGTCTTTCAGGGGGAAGGTAAGTATGGCGAGGCTGTTATTGTTAAGTCAAAACCTAGCCACGCTGAAACGTTACAACACGAACTAAGATACACTGACAACCGGGAATGTGTGATTGCAGGGGTGACACCATGGCGTGCTTTAATGGAACCACTAAAAGATAACAAGGCTGAAACCTATACGGCCTTAGTCAATGATAAACCTGTTATGATGTTTGGTGTGGTTGAAGAACACGAACTGGTGGGATCGATATGGATGCTTTGCTCCGAAGAAGTGGACAAGCATCCTAAAACATTCTTGAGATGGTCTAAACCTATCGTTGATTATTTCCAAAACCAGTTTCTTTTATTGAAAAACGTATGCCCTATTGAGCATTATAAAACCCTGACATGGCTTGGATACCTAGACTTTATGATTATGCCTATGCCAATCGACTTAAATGGTCACAAGGTATTACGATTTGTGCGTTGTCAAGAAATAGAATTCATGCCAACAAATGAGTATACACGGCCTGTAATACGCTGACAGCCCTAACGGATAACTGGATGAAGCAAAGAGCAGATAACCGAGAGCAACCTTAACAACTAATCTGCCAATGGCAGGGAAAGGACTACTGATGGCTAATACAATAGACACGGCCTTCATCAAGCAGTTCGAGTCCGAGGTACATCTTGCGTATCAAAGAATGGGTTCAAAATTAATGAACACTGTTCGTAACGTAAGTAATGTTGCAGGAAGCGTAGTACGCTTTCAAAAGATCGGTACTGGAACGGCTTCAACTAAATCAAGAAATGGTATGGTAACTCCAATGGAACTAGCACATACCACAGTGGAAGCTACATTAGCTGACTTCTACGCTGCAGAATATATTGACAAGCTAGACGAACTCAAAACAAACATTGATGAACGTCAAGCTATTGCAACATCTGCGGCTTCAGCTTTGGGTAGAAAGACTGACGAAATTCTTATCACGGCTATGGATGCAGGTGCTAACTCAACTCAAATACATGACACAAGTAGTGCTGTAGAAAAAGCAGACTTGCTATCTACATTTGAGACGTTTGGTTCTGCAAACTTACCTGAAGATGGACAAAGATACATTGCTATGCATCCTAAAGGTTTTGCTGATTTGTTTTTAATAAATGAATTTGCATCATCTGATTATGTGGGCGATCAAAGTCTTCCTTATGCAGGTGGCATGACTATGAAGAACTTCCTTGGCTTTAACATATTTTCAACAACTGCCGTTGCTGCAGGTAAGAACATGGCTTATCACACAAGTGCGATTGGTCTTGGTATCGGTGCCAATGTAACAACAGAGTTGAACTATGTACCTGAGAAGGTTTCACATTTAGCAACATCAATGATGTCTATGGGTGCTGTCGTTATAGACGATAATGGCATTTATGAACTTCTTGATAACAACGGATAGGAGGTTTTATCATGGCTTATAGTGCAAGTGGACTTCACAAAATCGGTGGTGCAAGTGGTGTTAATCTTTGGATTTATCAAACAACAGATGCGATTGCTGCAGTGAATAGTGTAAACTATTTCAATGACTCTGCAAATATGTTGAACGTTCGTGACTTGATAATTGTTCAAGATACAAACACACCAACCACAAGTTTTGTGTCTGTGCTTTCTAATAATGGTACAGTAGTTGATGTTTCTGACGGAACTGCCGTAGCTGAAACAGATAGCGACTAAATTATATGACTTCAACGGCATCTAATTCAGCGTTGGATATTGCATCGAGAGCCTTAGTGCTTATCGGTGCAGAACCAATCACGTCTTTTGAAACAAGTTCAACAGAAGCGTTGGTAGCATCCAACATGTATGAGGATGTCGTTAGGTCATCTTTATGTGTAGCAAGGTGGCGATTTGCCACAGAGCAAGCCACATTAAATCAATTAACAGATACCCCAACAGGCAGGTTTGATATAGCCCATCAACTTCCTAGTGATTTGATTATGTTACACACAGTAACAATTAACGACAACGCCGTAAGCTACACAGTCTATGGTGATAAAGTGTTTTCAGATTCATCAACCAATGATGTGTTAGTGGCTGACTATACATACAGAGCATCCGAAACAGACTTCCCCTCTTACTTTGCACTAGCTGTGCAATACTCATTGGCGTCTGTGTTTGCAACAGCCATAGCACGAGATGATAAGTTAATGGAAATGATGGAAGTTAAAGCAGAGAGATTAATGGCTAAGGCTAGAAACCTAGACAGTCAACAGCAAACATCACGATCACTGTCAACCACGAGGTTTAGAACGAATAGGCGTAGTTAATGGCACGAGTAAGGATACCACAAAACAGCTTTCAGTTTGGTGAAGTTAGTCCGTCATTAACATCAAGAACGGATTCACCCATCTACAAGAACTCAGCAGAGAAAGTACGTAACTTCTTTATACGTGGTGAGGGCGGTGTAACCAAAAGACCGGGAACAAAACGTTGGCATAACTTTGCCTCGGCTCCTGCATACTCATCTGATCTAAGGCAAACAGTAAGAATAGAACCTTTTATCTTTTCAGATGATGAACAATATATAATAGCGTTTAGTAACACACGCATAGAAATCTTTCAGATTAATCCTGCAAATGGAAACATAGCGTCTATACAGGCGATTACATCTCAAACATGGCTTGTCAACACAACCTCAGCACCTTACTTAGAAGAGTACACCTTTGCACAGCAAGGGGATGTTATGTTTATTTGTCACCAGACAGTAGCCCCTCGAAAGTTAATACGTACTGGTTTGACATCTTTTGTTGTGGAAACCTTTGCTTTTGAAACCTCTGTTGATAGCGAACATGTGTTCCAACCTTACTATCCGTTTCAAAATCTTGGGGTAACACTGTCATCTAACGCAACAAGTGGTTCAGGTAAAACGCTTACATCATCAGCCGATTATTTTGTATCAGGTCATGTTGGTGTTTATTTAAAGATAGGTGATGCCGAGGCGTTAATCACTGGCTTTACAAATGCGAGAACAGTGACAGCAACAATCTTGGGAACGTTAAGACATCAACTAGATAATGATGCTTTAAAAACGGCAGAGGGTAGTGGCACGATACAAGTCACACATGCCTTACATGGATTGGCTGTGGGTGCATCTATTGTTATTGATAGGGCAGGTACAGTTGGTGGTGTGGCTATTGGTAATATAAATGGCACACGATCTATTACGGCTGTGGTTAATGAAAACGTTTATGAGTTTACAGCAGGAAGTAGTGCAACAGCTTCGTCTTCTGCAGATGGTGGAGGGGCCCCTCGTATTGCGACAGGTTCAGCAACAACCGAATGGTCTGAGCAAAGCTATTCCGCAGTTAGAGGATTTCCGGCTGCAGTTACCCTGCATCAAAACAGATTATGGTTTGGAGGTACACTTGCACAACCTGATGGTATATGGGGTTCTAAGTCTGGTCAGTATTATAATTTTGACACAGGTGATGCTAGTGATAATGATGCACTAGACTTAACAGCAAACGTTGGTGAGATATTTACCATACGTCATTTAGTCTCGAACAGAGACTTACAGGTTTTTACCACAGGTGCAGAGTTATTTGTTCAGGCTCCTACCGATAAACCAGTGACACCTGCCAATGCACAGATCAGAAGGCAAACTCCATTTGGTGCATCTTTTGTTAGACCCACAGTGTTTGATGGAGCAACCTTATTTATTCAAAAAACAGGATCAGCTTTGCGTGAGTTTTTATTCTCAGATAGTGAAGCCTCTTATACTTCAGTTGCCGTATCTATGCTTGCACCACATTTAATAGTAGACCCTGTGCAACAAACATCAATTAAAGGAGCTTTGAATCGCTCTGAGTCCTATGACTTTCTTTTAAATAGTGATGGTACTATCGCTGTCTTTTACTCGATCAGAGGCGATCAAAAGCAAGGATGGTCTTTATGGGATACAACAGGTAAATGGCATTCAATCTGCTCAGTGCATGAGCGTTTATTTGTTTTAGCATCCCGGGATGATGGATCAGGAACAACCAAGTTATTCCTAGAAGAGTTTCAGGTCACAATGCCTATGGATTTTTGTGATACGTTTAGTGCCTCAAGCAGTGTGTTTGGTAGTTTAACTTCACACTTTTCTAATGGAGCCGTTGTTAAAGCTATAAGTGGCAATGACTTTCTTGGTGAATTTACAATAGCTAATGCACAAATAGATGCATCTCTTGCTAAGGCTTCTGTGTCTACTGGCTTTATTGGTTATGCTTTTACGCCCCTCATTACTACATTGCCAGTAGATGCAGGAGTAATAGGTGGACCCTTAACAGGAGAACCAAGGCGAATTACAAGAGTGGTATTAGACCTACATGACACGTTGGCTGTGTCTGTGAATAGTAAAGACTTGGTCTTTCGTAATGTGACAGATGATATGTCAACAAACAGAACAGCCGTCACAGGTAAAGAAGAGTTTAGGATACTGGGGTATAGCCGTGATCCACGGGTAAACATATCTCAAAGTTATCCTTTTAGTTTAGACCTTAATGGAATGGTAGTGGAGGTGGCATTCGGATGACGTGGTGGATGGTAGCAAGTGCTGTTGTTAGTGCTTATGGAACAATGCAGGCAGGTAAAGCAAAAGCAGCGGAAGCACGTGCAAGACAAGCACAACTATTAGAGCAAAGAGAAGATGCGATTGTTCAGTCTTTGCAAGAACATAATATACGTATAAGCAATTTTAAAACAATGCAGGAAACAAATACGGCTATTGCAGGTGTTATGGGTCGAGATAGTGGTAGTGATAAATCGTTAAAGGCAATTCAAGATAGAGCTAAAAAAGAGTTAGATACGGAAACAAGCCGAGCAAGATTAAAGTTTTTAGGTGAGCAAAGTCAACGATCAATGGCAGGTAAGATTGCAGGTATGCAAGCAAAGAATGCCAGAACAACAGCTAAAATTAATACAGTATCAAGTTTGCTAACAGCAGGTAAGAACTTAGATGATGTGGGGTTTTTTAAGTAATGGTAGAATTTTTAAAAGCAAAGACATCAACGTTTGTTAATAAACCTATGGGTATAATTGACACACGCACAGGTGGTGCAGACGTTGGCAATGCCATTGCCAATCTTGGGAAAGATATGTTTCAAATGGCATTGAAAGATGCTGTAAAAGATCAGGAAAAACTAGGCAAAGATACTGTACTGCAGATGCCAGTCATTGATGAGAATGATGATTTAGTTATTGCCGAACTGCCAACTAACCTAAGTAACGTAGCACGTGAAACAGCCGAACCATTACTACGAAAGAAAATGGCTGATGCTATTTATATGGATACAACAAAAGGTCTTGCACGAATTAGAAGCACAGCAAAGAACGAAGCTGAATACACAGAAAAAGCTAACGTTTATCTTGAGCAAGTTGAATATAGATTAGCTGAAACTGGTGGTGATGCTTATATAGAAGAAGCTCGTGGTGCGTTTGCTAAAGTCTCATCTCAGCATTCTATTGATCTTATGATCAAAGATGGTAAACGAGAGAACGATATTGCTTTAACTAATCACTATGATGTTATTAACAAAAGCATTGCAGCAATCAAATTGCAGTTTCAAACGGGTGATCCGTTAGCACAAAATGATTTTAACCTTACAGAAAAAAGAATCTTAAGTACCACTGATAGTTTTATGGATGTTAACCCCACTGGAGTATCTAAGGCAATAGATGAATTAAAGGTTGCTAAAGCACAGGGTATTATACAAAGCGTAACAAGTAATGCTTCAGCTAATGATTACATGTTAATTCAATCGGCTGTGTTAGATGGTGGAGTATCATTAAACAAAGTTCCTGAAAAATATAGAAACGCTATTAGTAAAGCTATTGCTAACTTAGATAAAGACTTACTTGATGATTTAGACACAGCTTTAGAGCCATTAAGAATAGATAAAAACAACCAAGAAACAAAAGCTAAATCGTTATTTAATGCAAACAAACCAAATCGTCAGCTTGCAGAAGCTAGACAAGTTAGCGAAACAGCTAATAAATTAACAATAAGTATAGCAGACGGAACACTCAATGATTTTTCAGTGTCAGCTACAACATTAAACAATGCATTAAAACAAAATGATTTAAACGTTAAAAACATTGGGTTTCCTGCTGTTGAAAAAAACAGATTACTTTTAATAGATGGCTATATACGTGGTGTA